CTAAGACCTACCTCAAGATGTTGAACATAGAGGCAGAGATTGTGGACAATGGCGACGATTGTACCGTCATCATGTCTAAATGCAATGTCTCTAAGTTCACCTCTGGTTTAGATTCCTATTATCGTTCACTAGGATTTCTAATGAAAGTGTCAAAGCCAGTCTATATTATGGAGCACATATGTTTTTGCCAGACCCACCCTGTTAATTTGGGTGATCATTGGGTCATGGTTCGTGCACCTAGTTGTTTAAGCAAAGACGCTCTAGTCCTCAAAGAGGTATGTAATAAAACGATGTTTCCACGTTATTGCAATGAGATTGGATTAGGCGGCGCTGCATTGTGCGCCGGTGTTCCAATAATGCAGGAGTACTACCGTGCGCTATGCCGTCAGGCTGGCGACAAGCCACTGAATCGCAAGTGGACTGAAACCGGTTTCAAGTTTTTGGCTGCTCGGATGCCATTACAGTATTTGCCTGTCACTGAACAAACACGCTGGTCATTTTACCAAGCGTTTGGCATTGATGCGATGTATCAACGACATTTAGAGTCGTATTTTTCACACCTTGATCTTCATTACACTGGTAATGATGACGGTGTTGATGTCGCAAGGTACTATGTACCTCGTGACTAGTGGTGTTCGATCACCATCACTCGTTGCCAGTCGTCACTGGCCCGTGGTTGGACAACCCGCATCTAGCGAAACAGAGTAGTATCTGCCTACTAAAAGCAGTATGGTGTGTGGTGACTAATTGCCCAAAACGGTGTCACCAGTGGCAGGGAGCAGTGTGTAGATGCTATATTGTTATTTAGCCAACCTATGCAGCCTTATATGGGTAATTGTATATTGCGAATTCCTGTCGCCATCTGACTCAATAGTTACGTGCTAATCAAAATGCCGAGAGACTGCACGGGTAAACGTTGAGTATCACCACATGAACAGTCCGCTGAATCTGGCGTATACCATACAAGATGAATGATAGACAAGAGAAAGCAAGGAGCGCCTTTGAAGGAGCTCGTATGAAATTTGGACAGTTGACCGAGGCAGGTCAACAATGGGCGATAACTGCATTGGACCCATTTCACGATTACCAGCAAACCCTGCGCGGATACCCGGACTTAGTCAGTAACCGCAGTGTGATACAGATGTATTCGCAGACACTCAATATATCCACTCCAGTTAATGGTGAGGGATATGATTGCAGGGTTGTATTCACTGGTTTTGATGGGTATGCACCTTACGGTGCAGACACACAACCTAGCTCCAAGAACTCAATTGTGACCGGTGATAGTGCCGCATTGTTGGCAACTGGTAAGACACTTGAACCAGTAATGGTTTTTACTGCTGGCACAACAGCATTGGCAGCAGGAAGGCTACCAGATTTTCCAGAGTGGTATTCTTCCGCTGCGGGCGTTGCAAAACAAGGTATGTACACTTATCGCGACGCTCTGCATAGCCTTCAACGTACGATTGGCATGGCAATTGAGGTGCACAACACGAC